CCCCTCCCCACACCCCCGCAGGAGCCCTAGGCTGGTGCCAGCAGCTCGCGCAACAGCCCGATCAACAGCGCATCGTCGCCGCGCCTGTAGCCCTGCTCAAAGCCTTGGTACGTCCGCACCGACATCCCAAAGCGCGCGGCCATGGCCTTTTGCGTCAGGCCGAGCCTGGCGCGGTACTGGCGGAGCAGGGGGCCGGTCATGCGGATACCACCGGCTCACAGGCAACGCACAACTTGTCGAAGCCGAACCCGCCCGCAAGGTAGGGATCAACGTCGCCCTCGGTATAGCGCTCGCCGGGCGTGATGGTGATGCGGCAATTGGCGGCAGCGGGGTTGCCGCACACGCAAGCATGGGCGTTGGCGCAGCGCCAAGTCTTACGCGCGGTACGAACGGTCATAGCATATCTCCCTTGGGTTGGCGGTCAGGCGGCGATGCCCCAAGCGGCAATACGCTTGGCATCTTCGCGGGCGGGTTCGTGGCACAGGACGGGGCCGAGGCGGTCTTCATCGTTGAACACACCCTCAGCCATCCAGTAGTCGAACTCGACGCGGGTTCCGCAACCAAGGCCCGTGCCATCGGCGGCGAGAAATTCGTAAACCGGAACGGTGCTCATTTCGTGTCTCCGTTTGCTGTGGCACCATTGTACGCCGATCAACGCACACGTCAAGTGGCGTAGCACATTTATCTTGAGGGCATGAAGATGGCACGACGCAAGGCAGCCAAGCACCATCTTGCCAAGCGCTCAATCGTGCGCTAATGCAAGGGACATGCCAAAAGCCGCTCAGGCCCAAAATAAACAAAGGGAAAGAACGGACGGCTTGCCGCGCAGTCCGGGAAGGCCCAAGGGCACTCCCAACAAAACCACCGCTGCCGTCAAGGATATGATCATCAAGGCGCTCGACAAGGCGGGCGGTCACGAATACCTGCTACGCCAGTCAGAAGCCAACCCCGGCCCGTTCATGGCGCTTGTTGGCAAGGTGCTTCCGCTGCAACTGACCGGTGACGCTGGCGCGCCAATCGTCCTGCAACTCACCTCGACCGACGAACGACTGTGAAGCTCACCGCCAAGCAGGTTGAGGCGCAAGAGGTGATGTCGAGCGACGCAACGCACGTCATGCTGTTCGGTGGATCAAGGTCCGGCAAGACGTTCCTGATGGTTCGCAATATGGTGATGCGCGCGCTCAAGGCGAAGAAGTCGCGCCACGCGCTGTTCCGGTATCGCTTCAACGCGGTCAAGGCGTCGGTGGTTCAGGACACGTTCCCCAAGGTGATGGAGCTTGCCTTCCCCGGCGTGGACTACAACCTCAACAAGACCGACAACTTCGCCACGTTTCCCAACGGCAGCGAACTGTGGTTCGCCGGGCTGGACGAGAAGGAGCGCGCCGAGAAGGTGCTGGGCATGGAGTTTGTCACCATCGGGCTTAACGAGTGTTCCCAGATACCCAAGACCTCGCGTGACCTTGTGCTGACGCGCCTCGCCCAACAGGTTGTGCAGCAACTGCCGGGCAACCCGATCCTCAAGCCGCGCATGTACTACGACGAGAACCCGCCGTCCAAAGGGCACTGGTCCTACAAGTTGTTCATCCAGAAGCTGGACCCGGAAACCAAGGAGCCGCTTACCCATCCCGCGGACTACGCCTGGTTCAAGATCAACCCGCACGACAACGCGGAGAACATCAGCGACGGCTATCTCGACACGCTCAAGGGCATGAGCGCCCGCTTTCGCCAGCGCTTCCTTGAGGGCGAGTTCGCCGACGACAACCCGAATGCGCTGTTCAGCGATACGATAATCGAGACGTGGCGCGTTATGGACGGGGTTGTCCCCCAGATGGTGCGGGTCGTGGTAGCGGTCGATCCATCGGGTTCGGGCGATGAGGACAATGCGGACAACGATGCAATCGGGATCATCGTCGCCGGGCTGGGGATCGACGGCAACGCCTACCTGCTGGAGGACTGCACAATCAAGGCCGGGCCTGCCACATGGGGCCGGATCGCCACCGATGCCTATGACCGGCACAAGGCCGACTGCATCGTCGGGGAGATCAATTACGGCGGGGCGATGGTGCGCGCCACGATCCAGACAGCGCGCCCCAGGACGCCCTTCAAGCAGGTCACGGCATCGCGGGGCAAGCATGTACGGGCCGAGCCGTTCAGCGCGCTGTACGAGCAGGGCAAGGTGCGCCACGTAGGGCTATTCCCCGCTCTTGAGGATGAACTGTGCGGGTTCTCGACGTTCGGGTATACGGGCGAGGGATCGCCTAACCGGGCCGATGCGGCGGTGTGGGCGTTGTCGGAACTGTTCCCCGGCATCGTCGCGGGGCCGCGCGTTGAACGCCCGCCCCGCCCCGCGCGCAGTCCGATAGGATGGGCGGCATGATCGGCACGCGCACCCACGGCCATGCCTCGCTCAAGCTGGCGGTCCCTACGGCGCTGCCGGACGATCTGCGCGGTCCGGTTGTCGAGTTGCGCTCGCTCCACACCCGCAAGGACAAGCGCGGGCAGGGCGAGGCCACGGCGCTTATGGCCGATGTCTGCAATGAGGCCGACAAGGCGCGGCGCTTCCTGTTTCTGCACGTCAAGCCGGATGGCCCGATGGGCACCGAGGCGTTGGCGAATTTCTACATCCGCAACGGGTTTCATCCGATACAAGCCGAGCCGCTGTTGATGCTCCGGCCATTCCGGGGGGCATATGGTGGCTAACCAACTCATTACCCCGCAACAATTCACACATGAGGCGTGGGCATAATATGCGCTCGTCATCGAGCAGGTGCGCGCAAAAATGCAGGAAGAAGCAACCCTCACCGGCATGGCTGCCTTCAAGATCAAACCGGAGTCCGAAAGTGCCTGACAAGATCGAAGACGCTTCAACCGACGATGGCATCATCCAGGAACTGCGCGACCGGCTGGACCTATGCATCCGGGTGAACGACACCGACCGCTTGCTGGCGCTCGACGATCTGCGCTTTCGCAACGGCGAACACTGGACCGAGACCGAGCGCCGCCAGCGCGATCTGGACGGCAGGCCGTGTCTGACGATGAACAACGCTCCGGCTATCGTTCACCAGGTCACCAACGATGTGCGCCAGAACAAGCAATCGATCCATGTGCATCCGGTGGATGAGATCGCGGACCCGGCGGTTGCCGAAGTGATCGAAGGCATCATCCGCCATATCGAGTACGACAGCGGCGCGGATGCGGCCTACGACACGGCGCTTGAGGCGGCGGCGAACTGCGGCTTCGGGTTCTTCCGGCTGGTGACCGAATACTGCAACCCGATGTCGTTCGAACAGGACATGAAGATCAAGCGGGTGCGCAATGCGTTCACGGTCTATGTCGATCCGGCCTCGCAGGAAGCCGATGGCAGCGACATGCGCTTTGCGATCATCACGACCAAGACGCCCAAGGACGAATTCAAGCGCAAGTACCCCAAGGCGGAAGCCACCGAGATGGCGATGCCCATCGGCGCGGGCGGTGATTCGTGGATGGGTTCGGATTTCGTCCGCGAAGCCGAGTATTACCGGATCGAGCACAAAGCCGCGACGCTTGTCCAGCTTTCCGATGGCAAGACGCAGCTATCGACCGACAAGACCCCGTTGCCCGAGGGTGTGGTTCCGGTTGCATCGCGGCCTACGTTCACCCGCAAGGTGATGTGGTACAAATGCAGCGGCGCGGAAATTCTGGAACGCAGCGAAGTGCCGTTCGATTGGATTCCGGTGTTCCCGGTGTACGGCGACGAACTGGACATCGACGGGGAGATCAAGCGTTCGGGGCTGATCCGCAACGCCAAAGACCCGATGAAGATGTACGATTTCTTTCTGACATCGATCACCGAAGAGTACGCGCTGCGGACCAAAACCCCATACATCGGCGCGCTTGGGCAATTCGAGGGCATGGAGGCCGACTGGACCGACGCGAATACGCGCTCGCTCGCCTACCTCGAATATAACCCGGTTACGGTCGAGGGGACGCTTGCGCCCGCGCCGATGCGGCAACCGATGATCGATGTGCCCGCCGGAGCTTTTGCGATAGCCGGGCTGATGCGCGATAACGTCAAGGCGGTCACGGGCATTTACGACGCATCGCTGGGCAACCGCTCCAACGAGACGAGCGGTATCGCGATCAAGTCGCGCCAGCAACAGGGCGAGATTGCCAACTATCACCTGAGCGACAACCTTTCGCGGGCGATCCGCCATCTGGGGCGCTGCATCATCTCCGGCATCCCGCGGGTGATGGATACCGAGCGCATCGCGCGGATTGTCGGGATCGACGGCAAGGCCGAACAGGTCAAGGTCAACGAGCAACTGGCGCAACCAAGGACTGACCCCAAGACGGGCGCGATCCAGACCGTGCTGAACGACCTGACGGTAGGCAAGTACGATGCCATCGTGACAAGCGGCCCGGCCTACAACACGGCGCGCGAGGAAGCGACCGACGCGATGTTGCAGGTGGGCCAGAACTGGCCGCGTATCTACGACATCGCGGGGAACAAGATCATCGGCGGCATGGGTTTCCCCGGCGCGGACGAGATCGGCGAAATGATAGCCAAGTCCCTTGGAATTCAGGATGGCAAGGACGAAGATGCGCCGATGGTCGAGACGCCCAACGGGCCTGTCCCCGCTGCACAGGCCGGTCAGTTGATCGGACAGATGAACGACGCGCTTGAGCAGATGCAGGCCGATATGGAGAAGCTTGAGAGCGGCGAGAAACAGGCGCAGCTCGACGCCGAAACGCGGGTGAAGATCGCGCAAATCAATGCTGACGCCAAGCTCGACGATACCGAGTTGAAAGGCATGGTGCAGCTTGTGCTGGCGAAACT